TTCGTTTTATTCATTTGGGTAGCTAACACAATTAACGGAGTTGTACCAGGTTCAGCTGGTGTATAAAAACTCTCGTCAATGACTGTTACGGCTACGCCTGGGGATTGTAATGTCGCCATGTACCTATTCTCCTGGTAATAGTTTGCTCAAAGTATTTAGCGGTTTATAATAAAAATTGGCAATTAACCAGTATGAAAAAGGGGAGAAAAAGGTGTAAATAGATTTATGAGACCTATTTGTAAGTGCGGGCAACGACCCAGAGCCATCAACTATAAAAAAAATGATAGAATTTACTACAGAAAGCTCTGTGAAATCTGTATGGCTCACGGGTTACATCATAGAATACCCCGCTGGGTTAGAGCAGGGTATCAGATAAAATCACAATGTGATAAGTGCGGGTTTCGATCAACTCATAAAGAAATTTTTAGAGTATTTCACGTAGATGGAAATCTAGATAACTGTCGTCACAATAATTTAAAAACAGTCTGTGCCAACTGTGCTCAAATATTGGCTAAGAGTGGGGTTACGTGGAGACAGGGCGATCTCGTTGCTGACTATTAGTTTAGTTTGAGTATATAGATCGTCGATACTACCATTGTTGTCTAAAATAGCATCGAATTCTGTACCAACCCATGCAGTTTCACTAGCGTGAATTTTACGCATCTTAAGTTCGTTTATTGCAACATTCATACCCTTGTTTGCATCAATTGCTACATCATACCAATCGGGTAACTCACCGCGCTGTACCCATATAATTTGACCACCGGCATTTCGAATACTAGATATTTCATTAGGGAATCGGCAATCGCTAATTACAACATTGTCTTTACTATTGCGAATTTTATTTTCTAAGCTGGCAATCCATATATCATCGTGGAATCCTTTGCGGCACACTTCGGTTCCCCAGTACTGCAACACCCAGCGAGGAGTAAGAGTAGGCATGTCTAATCGTTCTGCCCACCACGGGTCTACTTGTTCTCGCCACTCACGTGCTTCTTTAGTGCGACCTTCCAGCATGGTTCTGTCCCAGCCAAATACATTTGCCACAGCATCTTTAAGAGTGCTGGCAAAACTTTCTCGTCTAAATTCGTGGAAGTTAACTAGATAGTCAGCGACTGTGTCCTTGCCGCTGCCAATAAACCCGCAAATACCTATAATCATAAATGTCTCCTATATAGACATTATACTATAGCGTTATTTAAAAGTCAAAGATTGATAGCCAATTTAGCCAGTTATGAAAGTGTACCCAATTCCGCCTGATACGTTTTTCATCAAGTCGTCGGTCAGCTTGTCAATTTCTGCTTGCCCTTCGGTCTTCATAGCAGCACCGTTTAGACTGCTTCCACCTTGTGGTCCAGCAATTTGAGCAAACTTCTCACGTGCCTGGCCTAGCATAATTTTACAGTTAGCTAACGTATAGTCTTTGATCCACTGTCCTGCGTAAGTATCCTCAATAATTGCACTGTCTGGGCGGACATTATAAATCCAAAGCATTACACTTTCGTCTGATCTTGGTCGCTGTTGAATAATCAGCTTGCGGCTTTGCGGACTCCATGTGTAATTAATAAAAGAACCAAACATTTTACCAACTAGTTCTTGATACTGAGCAAACAATTCATATGTTAGCAGGCCTCCCATATTTGTGGAACTTAACAAATATGTATTTGTGTATGCTAGATTGAATGGTTCAAATACCGTGCCGCCGTTGCCACCGCCGGATCTTGATCCGATACTTCTGCGGAAAATCTGACGAACCTGCTGTATTTCTTTAGGAAGTATATATTCGTTTTGATCTTCCTTTAGTGTTAAAAAAGCATAGCTTTCTTCTACTGCATTATCTGAACGTTGGCGGAACACCGCAAGGGCACGGTTTAGTGCAGTTTCGTAGTGGATAGGGTCTAGCTCTACATCGATCATACCGTCGCCCAGCATGGTTTTGCAGTAGTTATAAACCTCTTGTTTTACTTGATCGTTTTGGCTCATACTGTTATTTATCGTAGCGGTAAATATATGACTATGCCAAGACTCTCACTTTACCGCCCCGAAAAGGGCAACGATTACAAATTTATTGATAAAACTGTTTGGGAAATGTTCCAGGTTGGCGGTACTGATGTGTTAGTACACAAATATATCGGACCCAGCGATACTACATCTACAGACCCAGTTAATAGATTAAACAATAATGCTATTTCTGAATTAGGAATACAAGATGTGTTGTTTTTAGAAAATCGTGATCGAAAATATGATCCAGACATTTACCAACTTCGCGGTGTATATAATCTACAAGACATTGACTTTAACCTAAGTCAGTTTGGATTATTTTTACAAAACGATACAGTATTTTTAACATTTCATATTAACGATACTGTAGAAAAACTTGGGCGTAAAATTATTGCTGGCGACGTTATTGAATTACCGCACTTAAAAGATGAGCATGCACTTAATGATCTTCAGTTTGCACTAAAACGATTTTATGTTATTGAAGAAGTTAACCGTGCTGCTGAAGGTTTTTCAGTAACCTGGTACCCGCATCTATATCGTGCTAAATGCAAACCGTTAGTAGACAGTCAAGAGTTTAAAGATATTTTAGATGGCATTCAGACCGATGCTAACGGAAATCCAACTGATACAACATTGCGTGACATTATGTCAACGTATGAAAAAGAAATGCAAATTACACAGGCAGTTCTTGATCAAGCAGAGTTAGATGCTCCAAAGAGTGGGTATGATACTACTCAATTTTATACTGTAAGAGTAAATCCAGAAACAGGAAAGCCAGATATTGTATCTGTTGATAATACTTTATTGTTAGCATCATTAGAAACTCAAGCACAAGATGAAGATGGAAACTTGTTAGTCGATAACAATGGCGATGCTATATACGTAGGTTCTACTGCAAGTACAGTATTGTTAAGTCCTGAAGAAAACCAATATCATTATGGAAACGTAAAAGTTGGTGACGGCATCCCACCAAATGGTATTCCGTTTAGTTCTGGTATTGCGTTTCCTGCAACACCTAGTGAAGGACAGTTCCATTTAAGAACAGATTTTAAACCACAGCGTCTTTTTAGATTTAACGGACATCGCTGGATTAAATTTGAGGATAATGTAAGAATGACTATGAATAATTTAGGTGCTAGTGATGTTGGTGTTGGCGATACCTTTGAAGGAAAAGACATACGCCAGACTCAGTTAACAAGTTTTATTAACAACACTAAGACAGCTAACATACATAATAAAGATGTTAAAGAAAAACAAAGCCTTTCTAAGGCGCTTAGACCAAAGGCGGATGAATAATGGATTATTTTTATGACGGGCAAATAAGACGCTATGTAACACAATTCATGCGTTTTTTCATAGGTTTTAAATATCAAGCAGGAGACGGAACACAAAAAACTCTGCCTGTAACCTATGGTGATATGTCTAGACAAGTAGCAGCTATTATTAAGGACAATTCAGAAAATAAAATGATGACTGTTCCTAAGATTTCTTGTTACATTACAGGACTTGAAATGGATACTGCAAGACTTGCTGCATCTACCTTTGTTAGTAAAGTTAATATCAGAGAAAGAGACTACGATGAATATTACCCAAGCGACTACCCAGATGTAAATTTACGTGAAACCCCTGTATATAAAAATGTCCAAGGTGGCAGCTATACTGTTGAAAGACTAATGCCTACTCCTTTTATTTTAACTATGAAAGCAGATATATGGACTTCAAACACTGATCAAAAGTTACAATTGCTTGAACAAATTTTAGTATTTTTTAATCCTAGTTTTGAAATTCAGACTACAGATAACTTTTTAGACTGGACAAGTCTTAGTGTGATTAATCTTAAAAATCTTCAATTTAGTTCAAGAACCATTCCTCAAGGAACAGAGTCAGACATTGACATTTGTTCTTTAGAGTTTACTATGCCAATATATGTTACTCCGCCAGCTAAGGTTAAACGACTAGGTGTTGTTAAAACTATTATTACAAACATTTACAATGAGGCAGGCGATGTAAAAAATCTTGACGATATTCTAATAGACGTTGGCAATGCTAATTTACAATTTAGATTTACCATGGACGACTACGGAGTACTATTGCTATCTGCTAATAACGGACAAAGCAATGACTATAACTTAACTGTAATTAATGTTAATGAAGCTGTTCGTGTATTAGGAGTAGAGACTCCTATAAAATTAGGAAAACAATTTGACTGGCACGTTCTTTTTGATCAGCAAGAAAGTTTTGTTCCTGGTCTAAGCATGGTGTATTTTACCCAACCAGACGGCAGTGAGCTTCGAGGGACATGCGTAATTAATCCACTAGATCCTTCAATACTAGTTGTTACTATCACCGATAAGCCGTCAAATTCTATTATCAATAATAAAACATATGTAGATGCAATCATTGATCCTTATAAATATAATCCTTTAGAAAAACTTGGAGGGTATAGTGCAATTAATGCATTATCAAATCCGCCAAGATTCCTAGTATTAGACGATGTTAACATCAGTGAAAATGCCGGCGGCGTAATGATTTACGGTCAAAACCCTATGGACGGAAGTAGTGGCGACCCGTATGATGGACCAGATGCTTGGAAAAATCAAGACGGAACTGATGCTATAATTAAAAATAACTCTATTATCGAATGGAGCAACGGCAAATGGATCACTGTTTTTGATCCAGATACTGCTGTAGGAATATACTACACAACTAATCTTAAAACTAGTGTACAGTATAAATGGGAAGATGGTCAGTGGCTTCGATCGTTCGAAGGCGAATATAAAGCCGGTTATTGGAGATTTGACCTAAATCCAGTATAAGTATGAGCATGCAACAACGTGCTGGTTTACTTTTCCTTGCTAAAAATACAGGTAGAATT